TTGGGGTAGAGTATTGACCAACAGCACGCGAGGCAGTGCCTCGACAGCGAGCGCGCACAGGGCAAGGATGAAACTCCTCGGATGGTGGCATGATAGGCTCACGCGCGTGCAGATTGATCGCACGGACGGCATCGAGGCGATTCGGTATTGGGACACGCCCGAGACGTTCTTTTACATAGACCCGCCGTACGTGTGGAGCGCCAGAAAGAGCGGCGCGTATAAATGCGAAGTGGACGACGAATACCACCAGCAGCTGACCGCGGCGCTCCTCGAGGTGCGTGGGATGGTCATGCTGTCCGGCTACGCGAATGACATCTACGCGCAGCTGGAGCACATGGGGTGGCGACGATACGAGCTGAGGACGACGTGCTCCGCGGCAGCGCGCACGCGCGTGAGCGGAATACTTGGTCATGGTTCGGCGAAATCCAGGGTGCCGCGCACTGAATGCATCTGGATCAACTACGAACCGCCAGCGACCGCGGCTCGTACTGTCAAATCGTAATCCCGCAGTCCTCACCGCGCCGGGCACCGTAATACGCGAGCATCATCGCGGACACGCTGTCGGGCAGATGCCCGCGGCCGAAGAGATCATCCCACCTCGCACCACGATGCTCGCCAACGAGTGATGTGATGCGCGGCATGACCACATCGCCGCGCTCAAGACCGCGGATGTAATCCGAGATAAGCCGCGTGCGCGTCTTTTCGGAAAACACCACACCCGTCGAAGGCACGCCAAGCGCGCCGTGTACTACATCGCCGATGCCGGTGCGGTCGTGGTAGACGTGTGCGCGGTAGCGGCGCGAAAGCTCCTCCGCGCGCTGGACCTGCTCAAGCCACGCGATCCGGCGCATACGATGGTACGCGACCACCCGGTACGGCTTCCGATCGCATCTGAGTACGACCATCACCGTGGCGTGCTCGCTTCGCGCCCAGTCCACACCGACGACGTAATATCCGCGTTCGTGGTACTCTTCGCACACCACCAAGCGGCCGCGGTCGTCGAGCTCGCGCCCGGGCAACAGCACGCGCTCCCACACGCCCGGGTCGATCGCCGCGTTTTCCGGCACGATCTCGCCAAGCTCGTATTCGATCCGCCAGACGTGCTCGGGCACAGTGGCGCGCATGCGATCGAGTGCTGCGCGATCGAGCCAGCCGTGCGGTGCTACCACCTCGCGCCAGCAGTACTCGTAGACGCGCCAGCCCTGGTCGCGTGCGCGATCCAGCATGTATCGCATGCCGCCTTCGGCGTACTGCATCGTGGAGACCGCGAGCACGCCGCTTCGCACGCGACCTCGATCCATGGGCTGGCCTAGCGCCGCGTCGATTAGCTCGCGCTCGATCTCGTCCACCTCATCGAGGATGAGCCGCTGCGGGTGTGGTCCGCGCACCGAGCGCGACGAAGCGGCAAGTGCGCGGATGGTGGCGCCGTTGGCAAGCGCCGTCTTTCGTCGCGTCGGCTCGCCCACGATCACGCGCCGCAAAATCTCCGACCGCTCCCACATCGCGCGCATGTGCTCGTGCACGCGCTCCGATTGCTCGGCAGATCCGCCGAGGATGGTCACGTCCGCACCGAGTGCTGCCGCAGATACGATCCCCAGAGCAGCGGCCATGTAGGTCTTTCCCGCGCCACGCGAAGCGCGCACGATGATGACCGGGTGCGCTGCGGTGAAGGCCTCGTGCGCGATCCTTAGCGGGCTCGTGTGATCATGCTCGCATATCGCATCAGCGAGCCGCACGCCGAGTACATCAGCGAGAAGGCGCGCGAAATCGGCGCGGCTGCTTGCGCGGTAACGCCGGTCAGTGTTTCGCGTCGTGGTCTTCGTGATCGAGGACGACGGTGAAGAGCTGCGCTCGGTCCTCGGTGCTTGCTCGGGCTGCATGCTCTCGCTCCTCGATCTGGTGGAGTCGCTCGATGAGCGCGATTAGTGCGCGTGTCGAGTCCTCGCACAGGCGATGCGCAAGCTCGATGCGATGGTGCTCGTGGCGGACCTTGATCGCGAGCGCGCGGCGAAGATGCAGTGCGCGGCCACGCACGCGCTTGATTTTCTCGGGCTCCGCTAGCAGAGCCGCTTCCACATCCGCGGCCATGCGCTCCGCATCGCTTTTCGCCAGCATCCGCCGCATTGCACGCGTTGCGCGGTCGATGTCTGCGATTCGGCGCCAGATCGCGGCCTGCAGGCGCTCTTTTTCGCTCAGCATGTCAAGCATGATACGCGGAGCCTCGCCAAGTGGCAAGACTCCGTGGGAGAGTGGGTGGGCCGGGGTGCGCTACAATGGGCGTGTCGTGCGCGGTCGGACAAGCCGGCCCACCCGTCGAAAGGAGGATAGTGATGGGATTATGCTGGTGCCACATTTGCGTGCGGATGTCAAGTATCGCACCGCGATGCTTGCGAACTCGCGCGCCGTGTGCATACTGTGGCAAGCATGGGTCTACTCGATCGCTGGCGGGAGGTGAGAGCGCAGCGCAGGCGTGAGTCAAGTCGCCAGCGTGAGCCGCAAGTGATCTCGGTCGCGTTCGGTGGCAATCGCTTTCTCGCACCGATCTTCGCGGTCAATCGCCTCGACTTGATCGCGCAGCACCCGCTCGTGATCGCTTGCCTCGACGCGATCGGCGCGCTTGCTGGTGCAGCTCGCCCGATGATGCGACTGCGGGGTGTGCCGCAGGATCAGCACCCGCTGCTTGCGCTTCTCTGGCGGCCCATGCCGCAGATGGACTGGGCGCAGTGGGTGCGGGTGCTGGTGGCGCAGTGGTGGCTCACGGGCCGCATCGCATGCGAGCGTGGCCGCGATCAGGCGGGCATCCTGCGCCAGCTCATCCCGCTTCCCGCGGGACGTATCGCAGAGCGATATGATCAGACAACCGGGGACTTCGCGGGCATCACGATCACGCGCGTCGACGGACGCGAAGTAGTGCTCGCCGCGGAAGACGTGCTCTGGGCAATCAACCGCAGGCCGGATGATCCGTCGCGTCCTTGGTCGCGTGCAGATGCGCTGGAGACAGTGATCCGCATGGACACTTCACTCATGCAGTACATCGCCGACGTCACCGCGCAGGGAATGATCCGCGGGGCGCTTGTGACGAAAGAGGAGACCACGCCCGAGAAGCGCGAGAGCATTCGCGAGCGGTGGGATCTCGCCTTCGGTGCCGGCGCTATGAGCAAGGCGACCACTCCCATCATCGACGGCACACGCGCGGAATACGTGCGAATCGGTGTTGCGCCCAGCGAGGTTGATCCGGGCGCGCTACTCGCGCACGTAGAGTCTCGCATCTGCGGCGTGCTCGGCGTGCCGCCGATTGTCGTGTCGGCGAAAATCGGTCTCGATCGCTCGACGTACGCGAACTACCGCGAGGCGCGGCTCAGGATGTGGTCCGACACCGTGGTGCCGTGGCTCACCCAGCTCGCGCAGGTGATCGAGGCGCAGCTCGCGCCGGAGTTCAACCTCCGCGCGGAAGATGTAGAGATCACATACGACTTTGACGCAGTGCCGGGTCTCGACGAGTCTCGCGAATCGCAATGGCAGCGCGCGGTCCAGGGCTGGCGTGAACAACTGTTAACCCGCAACGAGGCGCGTGCTCTCCTGGGCTACGCGCGCGATGAACAAGGGGAGGTGTATCGTGGCTCGATCAACGACATCACTGAGCCTGCTGCTATTACTAGCGAGTAGCGCTGCGCTTGCGCGGCCGTTCGACGCGGAGATCGATCACGTCTACGACGTGCGCGAGTCGTACGCGGTCGTCTACGACGGGCGCACGATCACATCGGCGCAGGCGAGCTGCTCGCTTGTGCGTGAGCGCACGCAGGACTCTGCACCGTCGGCGATGATCGTCGCAGGCCCGCAAATCACCGCACCGCAGGTCGTGGGCATTACGATCGAGCCCGGGCAGCAGCGCTTGGGCAACGTGTACTGGTGCCGCGTGCGCGGCGTCGACTCCGCGGGCAACACACCCACGGCTGAGATTCTCCTGCGCGTCGTGCGCCCGGAGCCGCGACGATGAGGGAAGTGATTACACCGCGACGAGGCGAGGGGCCCGAGTACTCGCATATCGAGCTTTACCGCGCGGCACCGGGAGAGCTCGTGTTCGTCGTGCGCGTCGAGGGGGATGCGCTCGCCGACATCACATCCGCCGAGATGCGCATCTATCCGCACATCGGCTCACCGCCGGTGGCAACGCTCGCTGCCGCGATCTACGGCGATCCGCCAGAGGTGCGCATCAGCAACTTCGCGCCACTCGCTGGCCTTCAGCGCGGCGCGTACTGGTACACACTCATCGTCAACACGACCGAGTACGGCCCGGATGTCGTGCTGCACGGGCCGCTGCTTCTTCGCTGATGGACACGCGCCGCATCCAGCAGCGCTACATGGAGGAGCTTGAAAAGGCGTTACTCAAGTCGCTGTCGCGGACCGCACAGCGCACGGCTCGCATGTCAGAGTTCCGCGGACTTGTGACTGCGATCGCCGGCGGAGACATCGAGCGCGCGCGCGAGCTCATGGACGCGCTACCGCTCGACCGAGATGTGACCCACACGCTTCGGCGTATACTTGCGCAGGCCGCGAAAGCCGGGATCACGACCGCGCGCATGGAGATCCGCCGCGGTCCGACGATCGATGCCGAGCCGATCATCCGCGACGCAGAGGAGCGCGGCGCAAAGCTGATCGTGCAAATACGCCGCGAGCTTCGCGAGCAGATCCGCGACATCATCGCGGAGGGGATAGACTACGGGCTCCCTGCGACGGACATCGCGGCTGAGATCGCATCACCGATTCCGCTCGCCCCGCGCCAGCGCGCCGCTGTGCGTCGATTCGCGGAGAGTGGTGCGTCGGCGAAACAGATCGCGCGCTACATGGACGAACTTCGCTGGGCGCGTGCGCTGATGATCGCGCGCACCGAGGTGTCGGGCGCAATACATCGCGCGCGCCTCGATCTCGCCAAGCGCGCGGAGCGCGACCTGATGTGGTCGACAGCCGATGACGAACTTGCCTGCGAGATTTGCGAGCCACTCGATCGCACGACTGTAAGTCCAGGCGAAGAATTCGCCCCAGACATCACATCACCACCGGCTCACCCGAACTGCCGCTGCACTACGATTCTCGTGGAGCCCTAGCGAATCTTGACAAGCGCACACTCTTCGTTCACCATCGCCGCCAAGATGCCGATCGTGGAAGGTATCGCACTCCGATACGACACGCCGATGACCCCGGGAGAAAGCGGGCTTGTCGTCGCTGTGGCTCCCGATGCGATGGTTTACGCCGACCTCGCGAAAGTGAAGCTGCTTCGCGATCACGAGACACTCATCGGGCAAATCCGCGACCTGGTGAGTGGGCCCGAGGCGCTCGCGTTTCGCGCGGAGATCGCGGACTCGCAGGACGGCCGCGACGCGTACGCGCTTGTCAAGTCGGGCGCACTTGTCGAGGCGAGCGTCGGATTTGCTCCGCTCGACGCGGAGCTTCGCCAAGGGATGTTTCTCTACGTGCGCCGCGCGCAGCTTGTGGAGATCTCTCTCGTCCCATGGGGTGCGAGTCCGGGCACGGCAGTCCGTGCGGCAGAAGGTGAACAAGCGTTAGGAATTGAGATTCCGCAGAAAATCGCGGCGTCGCAGCGAAGACGCCGCGCAATCGCAATTGCACAGGCAGTCATACTGCATGGAGGGTGGACAAATGCAGGACATCTTAGGACGGCTAGAAGCACTGCGCGCTGAGCTTGACCAAAAGCATGGCGAAGCCTGGCCGAGCGAGGCAATCGAAGCCTACGAGCGCGCAACCGCAGAAGTGCAGGCGCAGATCGAAGCATACCGAAAGCGCGCCGAGCAGCTCGAGCGCGAGCGCGAACTGCGAGCGCAAGCGGAGCAGCTGATGCGCGTCGAATCAAAGGCCGCGCGAGTGATGCCTGTCAAGGCCGACGGCATCGACGAGATGCGGGCGTTGCGCGCATTCCTCGCAAACGGCACCGCCTCGCCTGAGGCGCTCCGCTACGTGCAAGCGGCAGCGCCGGGGGTCACGGGCGAAGGCTTTTTGGTGAGCCCGCAAGTCTCGCCGACGATCGCGACCGCAACACGGCCGTCCGCTGTGATGCGGCAGTACGTGTCGGTGCAGACCACAGGCAGTGACTCCTACATCGCACCGTTCGTTGTTCCCGACGTTGACGAGCCCAGCAAGGACGTCAAGGTCAAGTCGACGAAGGGCAGCGAGTACATTCCGGGTGCAACAATCGACGCGGTGCAGCAGTTGATCGAGCGAGCGAAGATCACGCTGCACACGTGGACCTCGAACGATGTCCTCGTGCACCCGCATGTGATCGCGGATTCGCAAAGCGACATCGAAGGCACGGTGTTGCGACTCCTCGCGGACACGTGGGGCGTCAAGGAAGACCGCGCGATCATCAAGGGCACAGGCAATGGCGAGCCGCTCGGCGTGCTCTCCGACGCCGCGGTCACCGTGGTGAACTCCGGCACCAACGGTCAAGTCACATACAACGGCCTCGTCGATGTGATGTCGGCAATCAAAAGCGCGTACGCCTCGCGTGGCATCTGGGTGATGCACCGGCTCGCGAAAGCGCAGCTCTTGAAGCTCGCGGACTCGCAAGGCCGTCCGCTGTTCACGCCGGGCGAGCAGGTGACCACGCTCTTCGGTCGGCCAATCATCGAACTTGACCATGTCGAGGCGCCCGCGAATGGCGCGAAAAGCATCATCTTCGGCGACTTCTCGCAGTACATCCTGGTTGACCGTCAAGACCGGCAAATTCAGCGCTACACGGAGATTCGGCGGCCGTTCATCGCGGTAAACATGATGGGCCGAATTGGCGGCTTGCCGTTCTTCAGCGAAGCGTTCGCGGTTCTGCGACTTAGTGCGTAAGGAGGTTGAGAATGGTTCCGGTGAGCAGAGAACATGATGTCAAGATCGCACTGGCGCCGCAAGCAGTGACGTCCGCGACCGTACTCACGGGCGCTGCGATCGACACGAATGGACCATTCGTGACATTCGCGCTCGCGGCGAACTTGACAGCGGGCACGGCGGCGCTCTCCGCCGTCGAGGCGAGCGACGATGGCAGCACGTGGACCGCGGTGGATCCGGCACTGATTCACGGCACGCTGCCCGCGGCTGCATCCGGCGGGACCGCGAAGGTCGGCGTGCATGCTGCGGCAGGGCTCAAGCTGCGCTGCAAGGTGCAAACGACCGGCGGAACTGTCGCGGGGACAGTCGCCGCGGTGGCGATTGTAGGGCCGGTGCCCAAGAGCGCGCAAGCGTAGGCGATGCTCGTGACGGAAGCGGACGTCCTCGGTGCACTCGGCGAAAACTCCGGCATCTCGCTCGATCTCGCGAGAGAGGCGGCGCTAGTGGCGGAGTCGCTGATCGCGGCGGAGTTATACCAGCCGATCGTGGCCAAGCAGTTCACCGAGGAGCGCGTGTTGAAGTTCGCGGCGTACGACATCGCACTCCTGCATGAGCCGATTCGCTCGGTGGTGACGGTCGCGGTGTCGTACGACAGCGGCTTTTCGTGGACCACGATGCCCGCGTCGGAGATCATGATCACGCCGTGGCGTGGCGCAATCCAGCGGCGCTCGCAGGTGACGGGGCTTTCGATTCCGTTCGACCCCGGGCGGTACGTGATCACGTACACGGCCGGACTCTTCGCCGACGAAGCGAGCGTGCCGGAGGCGCTCAGGGCGCTTGCGCTCGACGTGGCGCTCTCGATCGTTTCAGCCGCGCAGAAGCGCATGCAGGATCCGAGTGTGCGGCTCGTCGACCCGGATTACTGGGCGCGCGTAAAGGGAGCGCTCAAGCAATGGCAGGTCTCCGCGTAAGACTTGACAAAGGCACTCTCGCGCGCGCGATTGACGCGGTGCGCAAATTCGTTCCGTCGCGCAAAGATGCACTGCTCGCTGGCATGCGCCGCGTCGGTGAATCCGCGGTGAAAGAGATCGTGACGCGATATCGAAGCGGCCCGGGCAGCGCCGATGCGACTCGACGACGCACCGGACGGCTTGCTGCATCGTACGCGTATGATCTCGCCGAGACGCAAGCGGGAGCAACGCTTGGCGTGGGCATCGTCGCAGGCGCGCGGGCGCTCGTCTACGCGGGTGTGCATGAGGGGATGGACAGCGCTGGGCGGTCGCGCGCCTCGACGACCATTCGTCCGCGCCGCGGGAAATACCTCGCGATTCCACTCGAGGCCGCGACCACACCGGCGGGAGTGCCGCGACGGAGATCACCGCGCGATTACGACGATCTCTTTCGCATCGGTGACGCGCTTTTTCAGAGGCGCGGAAAGCGCATCGTGCCGATGTACGCACTTGTGCGGCAAGTGACGATCCGCGCGCGACCCGCAATCCGCAAGGTGCAGCCGAATGTGGTCAAAGGGATCGAGGAGGCGTTCCGCGATGCGTACGGCCGCGCATAACTACTTGACACTCGCACTCGCTGCGATTCGGTCCGCCGGCATTGTGCGAGTCGCTGAGATCGGGCGCGGCTCTCTCGATCGTGGCAAGGCGCTCGTCTATCTCGATGAGATCGAGCGCGCAGGTATGACGCCCGTGCAGCAGGTGACCGCGCAGATCACGGTCGAGTGGCTCGTGATGCCGTGGAACGAGATCGCATTTCATGAACAAACGTTCGTTCTTGACCAAGCCATGCGCAAAGAGATTCCCGACGCGCTGCCGATGGGCGCAAATGTCGCGCTTCTCGACGGGGGCGGGCTCGTGACGGCGCGGTACCTGGTGCGCTACCCGCTGCAGCTCGCCGTCGCGGATGGGAGCGCAGAGACGCTCCGCATGCAGTAGGAGGTAGACCATGCCGATCGCAGATGTTGTTCAGTCAACACGACTTCTCGCGAAGACACAGACAGTGTACCGTACATTCGCCGCTGGCACCGCCGGCGTGGATGATGTGCCGTTAACTGAGGCCAACATCCAACCCAACCCGCAGCAGATCCGTGTGCGTTACGTGCGTGGATCGCTTTCGCCTGCAATGCAGGGCACGGGCGGCCAGGCATTCGATATCAATCTTGCGGGGCCGCTCTTCGGATCAGGCGTCGCAGGCTCGATCGCGGCCAACGGTGTGCGCGGAATCGATGCGCTGCTCATCGCTGCGGGCTTCGAGCGAGTGACGAGCGCGACGGACGTGGCTTATTTCCCGGTCGCGCTGCAGCGGCTGTTCGTGCCCGCGGGTAGCCCCACATTCGGCCCGGCGTCGCTTCGCGCTGACGTCCAGAATCAAAGACTTGACATCAAAGACGTTGCTGGTTCGTTCGATGTAGAGATTGCACCGCAGCAGATCGCGACATGGCGATTCCGTGGCCAGGGCGTCTACGAAAACGCGGTCAACGACACGACTCCACTCAACGGCTACACCGGCGGCAATGTTCAACCGATCATGCCACTTGGTTTGACCGTGCGGCTCGTGCGGTATGCACAGCAGGTCAATCTCGTCTCGGCAACGGCGGGCTCCACCACACAATTCACCGCAGACGCGACGATCAGCGGATTTGGTGTTGGATCATGGGTGGCGATCAGTGGCTTGACAGGCAACTGGCAGCGGGCCAACGGCCTCTGGCAAGTCACAGCCACGAGCGGCACGACTTTCACAATTGGCCTCAACTCGACGGGCTTCGGATCACTCACCGGTCAAGGCATTGCGGGCGGTTCGAACGCACAGCTCCTCTCGCTCATGGGCTTTCGCTTCTCGTCGGGCACGCAAGTGCAGCTCGTCGAGGACATGATCGCATCGACGGGTCTGTTGTTCCCGTACATCACCGGCCGCGAGATCACGATGGAGCTCGAGATTCTCGCGGACCGCGATCAATCGGGCGCGGTGGCCTGGACGCCAGCGATCCAGACGCAGGATGTGATGGCTGGCAGTGAATTCGGGTGCCGAGTCGAGCTTGGCAGTGGCACGGGCCGCAAATGGCAATTCGATGTGCCGCTCGGTCAAGTCGTGCGTGCGCAATGGGGCGAGCGCAACGGCGTGCGCACATACTCGATGCAGCTGTTCGCGCAGAGTCAAGGCAACGAAGGCGAGGCGGTTATTCGCGTCGTGTAATGCTTCAAGGAGGCTTGACATGGATGGAATTCTGCAAGCGTTGATTCCCGCGATCGCGGCGCTCGTGACCGAAGGTGTAAAGCGTCTCGCGCCCGGGCTGCCGAAATGGCTCATCCCGATTTTCGCAAGCGTGCTCGGTGCCGCAGCGCAAGCATTGGCGAGCGGCGCGGTCACGGAAACATCTGCGATGACGGGCCTTGCCGCAGTGGGGCTGCGTGAGATCGTGGACCAGGCACGCAAAGCTGCGCGATGACATTCGCAGAGCTATCGGGCGGGCTCGAGCCCGATCCGCAAGGTGAGATCGAAGGTGTGGAGACGTATCGCATCACGATTGGTGGCACAACGTTCGTTGCCTATGCGGTGCCGCCTCCGTGGTGCGTGGTGTGGGTCAGCGAGTCGCAAGCCGATTCCGAGGAGGATCCAGAAGAGTGAAGATCACGATCAAGCCGCGCTACGACGATGCGGCAGAAAAGTGGGTGCAGTGCGAGCACAACGGTGCGCGCTTCGAGTTGCTCGTGCGCAGGCTCCCACACTACGCGCGCACAGCGATCGAGCTTGCGCTCGCCAACAGCCCGGATCGCACGCGCGAGCTGCTTCGTATCTGGTCGCATGGCCTTCGCGATCCTGTGATGCGGCAGTCGATCCCGCCCGTGATCTCAGCGATCCGCGGCCTCAGCAGACAGGAGTTCGAGCGCGCCTTCGAGTGCGCGATCGAGGGCGCGGTAGGCGACGATCTCCCGCAATCGCCGGAGCTCATCGAATACGCGCTCGCCTGCTGCCCGCAAGCGATCAATGCGGCGGCGGAGGCTCTCCGCGAACTCGACGAGGAGTACGCCAAAAAAAACAGCGGCTGACCCGTCGCATCGCGACGTTCCTCGAACTCTCCTCTCGCCACACAATCCCGCGCACATGTGATGAGTGCGAGCGCTGGCGCCAAGGTGGCGCTTGGCGCGAGTATGATCCCTGCGCGGAGCGCTGCATGCGCGAGCGGTGGGACGAGACAGACTTCGCGCTCGCCGCGCTGGCTTTGCGTACATGTATCGGGAAGCGATACCCGCGCGAAGGTGGGGGCACGATGGATGTGTGGCGCGTCTCTCCGTCGCGGCTCGCCCTCGAGCTTCGCGTCGCCACACCCGATGTTTGCGTGCTCCGCACGCGCTGGACTGATGGCGAGATCGTCGAGCTCGTGCAGATGATCGCGGAGCAGCGCATGCTGGGGCTACCGGATCTCAAGCATCTCGCGGAGGATTTCGATGCCTGATTTGTCGGACATCAGGCAGCGATTCGTCGTCGATAACAGCGGTGCTGTGCGCGCGCTCGACGAGACAGCGCAGCGTCTGGAGAGCGTCGGCCAAAGCGCAGATCGGGCAAGCGGCGGCTTCTCGCGGCTCGAGCGCGCTACCATCGTCGCCGCGCAGGCGCTGACACTCGCAACATCTGCGTGGCGCGCGATCAGTAATGCGATCTCCGCGACGATCGGCGCGGCCGCAGAGCAAGAGCGGCAGGACATGCGTCTTGCCGCGACACTGCGTGCGCTTGGGCAATACTCGCGCGACTACTTCGATGAGCTCAGCGCGCTCGCGAATAACATCCAGCGCACCACAGTGCTCACCGACGACCAAGCGCTCGCCCTCCAGCGCGTGCTCATCATGTTCGGGGCGCAACGGCGCGATGTGCCGCTTCTCACGCGTGTGGTGCTCGACCTCGCATCGGCATACGATACGACCGCGGAGTCGATGGCGGAGATCATCGGTGCTGCACTGCAAGGACGCGTGCAGCTTGCCGCGCGAACTCTGCGTCTCGCAGTGGAGGAAGGCGCAAGCGCGCAGCAAGTGTGGGCCGCGATCATCGAGCGCTGGCGGCGCGTGGCAGGGCTTGCGGAGGCGGATGCGCGCACGTTTGCCGGATCGGTCACACAACTGCGCAACGCCGTCGGCGAAGTCGTTGAGCGCTTTGGCGATGTCTTCGTGCGCTCGGAAGCGCTGCGCCAAGTAATGCAGTCGATGACCGGGCGACTCCTCGAGTTCGCGGAGCGCGTAACGGAGGTCGTACAGAAAAATCGCGTTGCGATAGATCGCGCTTTCGCGTCGCTCGGTCGCGATGCGATCGCATCGCTCGATGCGCTGCTCGCTGATCTGCCTGCGACCTTCGACCGCATCGCCAGCGCGGCAGTGAATGCAGCGCAGCAGATCGCATCCGCGTGGAGTGCGCTTCGCTCGATCATCGACGATGTGCGTACGCTGCTCGATGCGATCAAGGGCGCAGCCGTCGGCGCGGCCGCCGTGAGCCTGGCGCCATTCCTCGGCGTTAGCGTTGGTACTGCAGCCGTTATCGGCGCCGCGGCAAACGTTGCGCGCGGAAAAATCGCGCGCGCGCTTGGCGACGCAGAGACCGCGGCAGAGCAAGGACAGGTAGTGAGCGCTCTTAGGCCGATCACGTCAGCCGACCTCGAGCGCCAGCGCCTCGCGCAAGACTTCGCGCGGCCAAAGCCAGAGCAAGACCAGACTGCGCGAGCGATCGAAGATGCAGCGCGACTCGCCGAGATACGCATCCCAGAGCTCAAGAAGATCAAGGACGAGCAGCGCGAAGCGGACCGGGTGATCACGGGACTTCTCGAAGGGGAGCGACTGCGCATCGAGGCACTGCAGGTAGTCGCCCGCGCGAAGATCGAGCGCGCGAAGATGGTCCTGGACCAAGCGCGCCAGGTCGGCGATCCCGAAGAGGAGGCGCGCGCACGCGAGCAAGTTGAGCGCGCAATCGAAAGCGTTGTCGCAGCCGAGCGCGCGGCGCTGCAGGCGGAGCGCGACCGTGCGGCGGAGCTTTACACGATCGGCCGTCTGATACCGGGTGTTTTTGACGCCGATCAGCTCGACGCGTTTCTCGCGCGCATGGAGCTCATGGACACCAAGCTCGCGCTGCTCCCACAGCGCACGGAGGAGCTTCGCCGCTCGCTGCTCGAGGTGCGCGCGGCTGCCTTCGACGTGTTCGACGCCCTCTCGCAAAACGTCGCGCGCGCAGCGCAGCAGGCCATTGCAGGCGGTGCGCGAGCAGACGTTGGCGATGTGATCCGCGGCACGATCACGCTCACGCTGAGCGACATCGTAGGTGAATCGCTGCGCGGAGTGTTTGATCAGCTCAAGCGCGCACCGAGTGCGATCTTGCGCCTCGGCGGATCGCTTGCGGCGGGCATCACATCTGGGCTCCTCGGCTTCGGCCTCCAGGGGGCGCTTGCGGGACGCGATCCGCTTTTGCTCGCGGCTGCGAGCGCATTGCTCGGTGGCGGCGCGATACTCGGAGGGACAGCGGCGACGGTCACCGGGGCAAGCGCGCTTGCGTCGGCCCTTGGCATCTCCACGTCGACACTCGGCGCGGCCGCTGGTGGCCTCGGTATTATCGCGCTTGCAGCGCGGCCCTTCTTGCTCGGCCGCGGCGAAGGGACACTGCGGTTGACTGGTGAGCCGACGAGCACGGCACTCGGAACGCTCGCTGGCGGCGCATCTGGTGCGGGACTCGGACTCCTCGCTGGCGGGCCGATCGGCGCGATTGTAGGCGGTGCGATCGGTGCGATTTTCGGCGGCGTGATGGGAGCATTCGGGCTCGGGCGGCGCACGCAGGAAGATATCGTGCTGCGAGGGATCGAGCAGATCATGCAGCGCGCCGGTCTTCCGCGGCGTGTGGTCTTCGCCACCGAGGCAGGCGAGATTCGCGAAGGTGTGCGGCTTGCGGACACCGTGATCGGGCGCGATCTCGATCGGCTTCTCGGCATGCGAGACCGCGGCAACCTCGGCGCAGTTCTCGCCGCGATCGAGCGCCGCACGCCGCAAGAGCGCGCACAAGTGCGAGAGGCTGCGCGCCCCGCGGAGATCATCGGTCGCGCGCTCGGGCTTGCCGACCCGCAGGCGCTGGCGAATACGATCGCGAATCTCGCGCTCGCACTCGGCCGCGGATCCAATGAGGCAGTCGAGTGGCTGAAGCGCGTCAAAGACGCTGCTGGCGTCGATTTCGTTGGAGCATTTCGCGCGGTGCATGATGCGTTCGAAAGCGGCAAGATCGGCGCCGACGATCTTCGCGGCGAGCTTGACCTTTTGACGACGCTGTTCCGCGACGAGCTCGGCCCGGGCATCGACGTCGCAGCGATTGCGATGGCGCGCCTCGACGAGGCCACGCGCTCGCTCGATCTGGAGGGAACTATCCGCGAAGTGAACGCGCTTTCGGCGGCAGCGAAAAGCGCGCAAACGTCGATCGCAAGCGCTGTCGCTCAGCTTGTCAAGTCCGCTGCTGAGGCGCGCACTGCTGATCAAGCGCGGAGCGCGCTCGCGCAGTTCTTCGCGGCGATCGGCGATCAGCTTGTCGAGGTCGCGACGGCGAAGTTGCTCATTCCGCTGAGCTCACAGATCGACGCGGTTGTCGAAGCGGCGATGCAAGGGCGCGACGTAGCGCCGCTGCTCTCCGACATCTTCGGCTCGATCGCAGACGCGCTGCCCGGGCTTCGCGGCATCGTCGATCTCTTCCGCGGGCCACAGCTCGCTCAGGCATTTCGCTCGCGGGCAGATGAGATTCGCTCGATCATCGAGCAGATCGAGGCACGGCAAGATCGGCTGCGCATCCCAGAGCTGCGCGGGGACCTCTCTCGCGCGCTCGCTCAGCTTATGGGCGCTGATGCTGATACGATCGAGCAGCGAAGCGATGATGTGGTGCGTATCGCGCAGCGACTCCTCGCCGTCGCGCAAGCATTTGCGCCAGGGAGTGTGATGCGGCTCCAGTTGGAGGCCGATGCGCGCCGCGCGCTCGAGCTCGCGGAGCAGCGTTTGCGTGATACGGCCGACGCCGAGGAACGGCGCATGGAGGCTTTGGTGCGCAACACCAGCGCGATCGAGCGGCTCACCGATGCGATCGAGCGCGCGCAGCAACCAACCACGGCGCTTGCTTCGGTGAGCGATCAGCAACCGCAGCGCGTGGGACGTATGATGACAGGGCGGCGCGTATGATCTTCGGATGGAATCTTCTCCGACCGGCCACGGCGACACTGGTTTCCGGCACATCGACCATGCCCGGCTACGATCCGATGGACGTCTGGGATGTAGATCGACCGATGAACGGCTGGCGCGCCACCGATGCGGTCTCAGGGAGAGGCGTTGTCTACGACTTCGGGTCGAACTTGACAATCCGCCTGATCGCCATCATCGGCGCGAACCTCGGCGTGGAAGTGGGAATTTCCACGGACAACGTCAACTACTCGATCACGAACTTGAATCCGGGCTTCGATGCGCGAAGCCCGTTCATCGCGCGCGCGCTTGTAGATCGCGGGCAAGCTCCGTCGGCGTTCCGCTATCTGCGCCTGCGGTCGCTTGCCGGATCGCCGAGTGATGGTACGTCAAGTTTTTGGATTGGCGCAGTTGCGTGCGCGCAGGCGCGCTTGCAAACGTTCTCCGGCGAACAATTGCGCTACCGCATCGACACGCCACGCGCCGGCACGCTGCGCCCGCGGTTCGTGGCGAACCCCGGCGTCGAGATCGAACTATTCGGCGGGCGCGTCATCGGCTCGATGCTGCAGACGATCTCCACGCTGATTGCCGCGGCGCGCGAGCAGCCGATCATTGTCTATGACGAGACCACCACGAGCGGCGTGTACATCGTGCGCATGGTGGAGCCGCCGGTGATCACCGAGCGCGCGTCGAGTGTCGCCGAGGTGACGGCGATGCGACTACGTGAGGTGCGCTGATGGCGCTTGACACGGCGACAACTTACGCTCAGTCGAGCGCGGCTTTACCGTTGCTGAGCAACGCCGGAAGCGCGTACACGGTAAGCGTATGGCTACGCCCGCATGATCCGACGCAGTCAGGCACGGTGATCGATGTCGGCGATGGCACCACGAGCCTTTGGCGCGTGCGCTATACGCCTGACGCGATCACATTCATCACGGTTGGCGGCACGTACTCGACCGCACTCCCGCAGCCCGCGCGCGTACGAAGCGACGGCTCGTGGATAGTGATCACCGTCGGCTCGTCAGGCGCGCTTATCTGCGCCGATGGCCGCATCATCGCGCGCGATCTTAACATCTATTCGCTCGGCGCATTCGGCACGGCCTTGCTCGCGATCGGTGGGCGCGTCGGCGGCGCCGATCGATGGTACGGGCTCGTCGGCGAGGTCGCGACGTGGAAGCGCGGCTTTACCGACGCTGATGCCATCGAGCTATCGCGCGGTAGATCGGCTTTTGACTTCGGACATAATCGAGACGCATATTTCCCACTGCGCCTCACATCGCCTGAGCTTGGCGGCTGGTACGATCTCGTTGCCAGCCGCATCATCACTGGCGGCGATGCTGTGATCTCGGGGCACCCAGCCGTTGCACGCGCGCGCTCGCATCTGCGCGCGGGCGAGCCAGTGATCTATGCGCGCGTCTCGCCACAGGATGGTGACGGGCACATGGCGGTGACGCGCGATATCGATCTCGCGACGTACGCCGGGCTCGCGCCCGTATCGCATGGCGATGTGCGCATCCTCGGCGTGACCGATGTGATCACATCGCTCTCGCAGGGACACTACGGTGTCGAGATCACTGAGCCCGTCACCCTCGAGCTCGATTCGTCGTCGATCACAACGCCCCGGGATGTTCTCCTCGCGCAGCGGCCGAACTTCTGGCTCCGCGGGCATGAGATCGATGCAGATGTGATCGTCGACAGCGCATCGCGGCACTCGCTCACGCAGGGCAGCGTCTACGCCACCGTGCAGCGCGACACCATCCATGCATCCGAGGGCGAACAGCATGTGATGGACTTCTCGGGCACGACGGGCAGCTACCTCGCCGTGCTCGATGCGCCAAGATCATTTTCGCTGACGCCGCCGTGGACAGTGATCGCGTGGTGTTATCCGCGCGCGACCTCGCAGCAGTATCTCATCAATGCTGGCTCGTGGGCGCTGATTTACGGCTACGCCGGCCAGCAAGTTGAGTTTTTCGCAAGCGGCTATTCGGGCAGTGATCCACGAACCGGGTCGCAGATCTCCGCATCACTGAATCAGTGGGCGATGATCGCATACACGTACGACGGGACGAACTGGCGTTCGTACAAAAATGGCGCGCCGGTGCTCGCGACAACTCGCACGTTCGGCCTCGCAGCCGCAGCGAGCACGGCCTACATCGGCGCAGCAAGCGCGACGCTCAATCCGCTCAACGGCCGCCTTGCCGAGATCGCAATCATTCCGCGCGCGCTGTCGGGAGCGGAGATCGCGCAGCTCTGGCGCGCATCGCGTGGCGCGTTTGGTCGACGCCCGCGCGGTTACCTGGGCGCTGGTGTGCAGCTCTACTATGCCGATTCGATGGGCGCGCATCGGCGCCTTGTCCGCGGCTATGTCACGTCAGCCTCGGAGACCGAAGAGGCGGTAGTCCTCACCGTATCCGACGCCGCGCGCGAGGAACTCTCCCAGCCGGTACCTCGTGATACGATAGATGGTCGCGTCTTTGGCGCGGCTCGCGATGCTGGTGCACCGATCCAGGTCCCCTTCGGCGAGGCCATCGTGCAGGCGTACCACATCGGGAGTGTGGAGGATGTCAACCCTGGCGAGGATTACGCTGTCGGCGTGTGGCGCGGCTCGAACGACGCGCCGCACATTGCCGGCGTGTGGTGGGACTCTGCACCGGATCAGCCGGGCTTCGAGCGCGCTCAAGCGTGGATCGACGTACCGGTGACCGCGATCAACGTCAGCACGAAAACTGTGACCGCTTCGGGGAATTTGACCACATTCGCGACCGCGGGCAAGATTGTGCGTCTGGCGCGTGTCAGCGCTCAGGGCTGGCAGATCGCGCGCATCATCTCTGCCACATACGATGCCGGCACCGATACGACCGCGATCGTGCTCACGCAGATCGTGTCCTGGGGCACGATTCCATCGGGCTGCATCGCAGAGATCGATCCCGTGCCAGAGAGCGGCTCGCAGCCAGTCGGCACGATCCAATCACTCGGCAATGACGCCGCGGTGATGTGGGTCCAGCAAACCCCGCAGCCGCGCGTGGTGCTCATCTCGCCCGGGCGCAACTTCTCGAGTGGTCAGCTCGTTGGCGGCATTCGCATTCTGCGAGTCGGATCGCCGATGCAGATCGCCGCCGGCGAAGTCACAATCCGGCTCGGTGACTACCTCGCGCCGTCCGATTCCGCGCAGATCGTCACGCTGAGGATGCCGATCGAATACCAAGGCGCGGTGCTCGCGCGCGTGATGCGCCAGTATGGCGCGCTGTGGGACGAAGCGCTCACACTCGCGCTCGATGAGATCGCGCAGCCGCTTCGCGCGAAGAGTCAATCTCAGCAGTGGGAGATCGTGGGCGGTGCGCTCGGTGGGCGGCGCGCGATTGAATCCTGCCAGCGCGTGGTCGAGGATCTGCTTCGCCAGGTCTGCGGTGTGCTGCGCGACGCTGGCGACGTATATGTCGCTCACGAGGCCATGCATGAGGCGATGCTCGTCGCAGCTCCACCGCGCGGTGAGGTGCGCATGCGCGAGATTGCCGCGGCTGATCGCATGATCCCCACACGTATCGTGGCACGATGGGGCCAGCAGTACCGCGCGCGTGCGCAACGCGACTGGCAGATCCTCGTGCAGACCGACGATTACCCGGGCGTGGCGGCCATCGGCTCCGGGCAGATCGTTGAGACGATCGTGTTGCCATATGCCGGCCACCAGAAAGCAGTGGATGCCGCGCTGGAGCGCCATCTTGCGCATCGGCAGGCGGATGCCGAGCGGCTTCGACTCGTCGTCGATCTCGGCGAGGCGCTCACCGTGCGGCCGCAGATGATCATCCGACGCGATGCGTCACGCTACCTCGGACCGCCGCTTGTCGCACGTCAAGTGCGGTATGATCTCCGGCGGCTCGAGGCGGAGATCGAGGCAGTGCCGTACTCGTCGACCATGCAGGGCGCACCGCGCGGCACGTACGCGAGCGTCTTCCCGCAGCTCCAGATCCCCGAAGAGATCGGCGCGCAGCGCGCGACCGCGACCGCGAATCTCGCGCGAAACTCCAACTTCGCGATGCCGTATTCATCCGCCCTGCCCGGCTGGTATCACCCGAGCGTCTCCGTGGCCGTGCGCCGCGATTACGGCGCGGTCGGCGGATACGTGGCAACACTCACGCCGTCGAGCGCGCCAGCCACCTTCGGCCCGGGCATTAGCGATGCGGAGGGCGGCGGCGCTCCCGGCTTTCTGCCGGTGACGGCGCGCGCGGAGTGGTCGCTGCTTCTCGCGATGTACGCGGATGACGTGCGGTACATCGAGCCGCGCGTCGTGTGGTACGACTCGGCAGGAAACATTCTCGGCTCCGCGACGGGTGATCTGCTCGAATGGCGCACGAGCGGCGAGGTCAACGGGCTCGGGTATCCGCGCTGGTACACAATCGCGCGCACGCGCAACCGCCAAGCGGCTTTCGCCTTCCTGTACCTCCGCTTCACGAAGGCGAACGTGAGCGTGCAGGTGGATGCGATCTACATCGGGCGCGTTGATGGGCGGCGACCTTCGATACCGCCGTGGTCGCCGTCACGTCGTGATGCGATAGGTATCGGATCAGAGAGTGCTGCAGCGACGGGTGTGGCGCTTCGTACGATCACGACCGAGATTACCATCGCCGGCGGTGCAACGAGCGGTCAAGCAGCGGCATTCATCCCCGCTGGCTGCGCGCTCTTCGACATCGGTGCGATGGTGTTGCAGGCCGGCGGCGCGGGCCCAACGTGGTCGCTCGGAACAGCAGCAAATACGACGCGGTTCGCCAGCGGCAAAGCGCTCACCGTCGGTGTCAAGTCAAGTGCAATCGCTGAACTGGGCACGCCGTTCGGCGTCGGCGAGCGCTACCAAGTCGCAACTACTGTGCAGATCACGCTGTCTGCCAGCGTGGCGGGGCAGAGCAAGTGGAGGGTCTATGCTACCATCGGAACCGGTGCCGTACAGTGAACACGCGTTAACGGATCGCATCGAACTCGAGCGCCGCATCGCCGCGTTGGAGCGGGATGTGATTCGGATGTGCCATCAAGTCGAAGAGCTCACGCATCGCTTGGACACACTCATGAATCGCATGCTCATGCTCTTCGTGGCAGCCTTGACATCTCTTGCGGTCAACGTGGTCTCAGCGATCGTGATCACGCAGATCGTCGGCAAGTGAGGCAGCGATGATCATCGGAAAGCGCGGCGATCAAGCTGAGTGGATTCGCGGGCTGCAGCGCGCGCTGAATCGCGTCGGCGCGCGGTTGCGAACGGATGGCATCTTAGGCCCGCGCACGCTCGCGGCAGCAAGCGAGATCGTGGGGCGCGAGCTCGCATCGCTCGATGAGGAGTCGCTCGCGAAAATACTCAGCGGCGCGAATCTCCTGCGCCATGAGCTCCGCTCGCTTCTTGTGGCTGTGGCGCGCGCACATATCGGAGTGCGAGAGGAGGGACGCAATCGCGGCCGCATGATCGACGCGTACATCCGCGCCACAGGCCTCGATCCGGAGGGTGAGCATCCATGGTGCGCCGCATTCTGCGTCTATTGTCTCCAGCAAGTGCGTCGCATCACAGGCTGCCCGCGGACGTGGATTCGATCGGCGCGGGTAATCGACCACGTCCAGTTTGCCCGGTCGTGCAAGCAGCTCACGTCGAGCGATGTGGAGGGCTTGCTCGTTGCGCGGATGAAGCCGAGTCACATGGGCATCTACATCGGTGGTGGTCGCACCGTCGAAGGCAACACGGACCCCAGCGGCTCGCGCGAAGGTGACGGAGTGTATCTGCGCTCGCGCGGAATCGAATGGTGGACCGTGCGATGGGACCCTTTTCACGAGGAGGTTTAGCATGAGGCACTCTATCGCAGTGGTTTTGCTCGCGTGCGCCTCGGCGGCGCATGCGAAGTGGGACGCTCTCTTCGGGCCGCAGGCATCAGTCGATCTCCCGGGCGCCGTGGCGGACCTCGGATGTGCTGGCTCGTCGGCTCTTGTCGCGATTTCCGGCGATGCGCTCCGACCGTCGCGCATTCTCTCCGTCTCACCTGGCGGTGCGATCGCCGAGATCTATCGCGATGCGAGTGTTCGCGCGACGGGCGTTGGTGCTGGCCATGCGTGGCTTGGCGCACCGAAGCACGGGCTCTTCGCGCTCTCGGCACTCGGCGGCGATGCAATCGCCACAAGCATGGGCTGCGATGCGCGCTCGATCGCGCAAGCCGAAGATGGCGCGCTCATCGTCGGCTGCATGAACAACGCCGGCATCGCGCGCGAGCTGGTATTCACCGTTCGCGCAGGAGACAAACGAACGCTCATTCGCACCGGCGCCTGCTCTCCTAACGCACCGACCGGATATTACGTCAGCGCCGTCGCAACGCGCGGAGATCGCATCTACTGGTATGACACTCTCTGCCAGATGACGCGCGGCATGCGTGACGAATCCGACGTGGCCGTGGTCGCGGGAACTGGACGTGCTGGCGCTCCAGGCGATTACGTCGGCCGCGATGCGGCAACCGTGGCGATGCAGTGCTTCGATCTCGTGGTCGATGGCGATGATCTCCTCTGTGCCGCGCGCGATCTCGGCGATCTCGTGCGCATCTCGCTCCCGACGCGGCGGATTGCCGCGCAAGAGCCGCTCCCGGTCTCGCAGCCTCGGTTTCCGCGCTACGCGCGCTGCGCTGGCGTGGAGTACTTCGCCGATGGCACGGCGCTCTTTGTGCGCGGAGTGCCACCAGCGGCCACGCCGACGCCGAGTGCGATCGCGACCGCATCGGTGACGCCAGCGACCCGGGCATGTGATTTAGCGCGCGCGCTCGTGGAGGAAGTGTGTCGCTAATCATCGCGCTGCTCGCGCTCCTCATCGCCGCGCCGGCTCATGCGGTGATCAGCGGCTATGCCTTTTTTTGCAACGCCACATCCTCGACGAACAACAACATCATCTCATGCACATCCACGGTCACAATCCCCGCAGGCTCTCGCATCGTGCTCGCCTC